TGAAATTAAAAATCTAATTATTGATGATTTCCAATATTTGATGGGCAATGAATTTATGCGAAGAGCAATGGAAAAAGGCTTCGATAAGTTTAGTGAAATTGGTAAACATGCTTGGGAAATTATTACCTTACTTCCAAAGTTAAGAGATGACTTGGATTGCTTTGTATTGTCCCATGCAGAACCCAATGAAAATGGAAAGATGAAGTTAAAAACCATTGGTAAATTATTAGATGAAAAAATGACAGTAGAAGGTGTCTTTACTTTAGTCCTTCAAACAGAAGTCATGGATGGTCGATATAATTTCATCACTCAAGGTGATGCAAGACATATCGCTAAATCCCCCATGGGCATGTTTGATTCACGCAGCATTCCCAATGATTTGGCTTTTGTTAAATCCAAAATGACCGCTTACTATAACGAGGATCTTGCAATATGAACACTTCACAACACTTAAGCCTATGGCAAATAGGCACAGAATATCAAAATTTATTTGCTAGACTATATGATCAAGAAACAGGGGAAATTAATGAAATGGTAGAAGGCGAGCTTAATGCGCTCGCCCCTTCTGCTGAGAAAAAATGTATTGCCATTGCCTCTTGGATAAAAAATTTAGAAGCAGATAAGGCTCAGATTGAATATATGAAGGAAGAGATATTGAAACGAGAAGCTGCTTATCAAAAGAAAATCGATGAGTGGACAAATTATCTCGATAGCAATATGAAACGATGCAAGATAAAGGAAATCGCTTGTCCATACTTTACTATTAGGATCAAAACCAATCCTTATTCAACGGATATTGAGGATGAAACACTGATTCCTGAGCAATTTATGAAAACTCGAGAAATAGTAAAAGTTGAGACAAAGCCTGATAAGAATGCAATCAAAGAGGAAGTATTGAGAACAGGCATTCAAGTCCCAGGTGCATTAGTCCATCAAAAAACCAAGCTTCAAATTTTAACAGATAAGGTTTAATATGATAGACGATGCAATTATTGCGGTATTTTTCTTGATTGGCGTAGTATTCATACTACTACGCCTTCCTTCTTGGGTGACGGCTTTTGCTTTTATCTTCTTGCTTTATCTAAACATAATTGATTAAAGTAGTTTCTTGCCTATCTATTTAAATTAAACGGATTTTTAATTTACAAAGGGAGTTGTTATGTTTTCATTCGCACCATTATCTGATTTAGAAATTGAAGAATTACAAAACGAAAATCTATTAAAAGAAGGAATTTATCATTTTATTGTTCGATCCTATGAAGTAAAAACCTCTCAAGCTGGCAATGAGATGATTAAATTACGATTAGGCATTTTAGATGAAAATGACAAAGAAAGATCAGTTTTCGATTATTTAGTTTTCACTAAAAAGATGATGTTCAAAGTGAAACATTTTTGTGAAACAATTGGTTTCACAGAAGAATATGCAGCCGGTAAGTTTGATCCCATGAAAATGGTGAACAAGAAAGGACGCGCTTATATTAGCGTTCAAAAAGGTAATGCAAAAGAGGATGGATCAGGGTATTATCCTGACAAAAATAACATCAAAGATTATGTTGTTGACGGGGAAGATAATAAAAAGCATGCAAAAGAAGGCGGTAAAGATAATTTTTTAAATGATGACATTGGATTTTAATAAGGGAAAGATATGGAAATTTCATTAGCAGAAGCATTATTAAGAAGAAAAGAATTAAATGAAAAAGTAAAAATTCTTAAATCTTTTAAAGATAATCAGGTATTCTATATCGTCCGAGGTGAGCGTAAAAAGGTCACTGAAGGATTGGATGATATATCAGCTGATTTTCCAAAATTAGATGCCTCACAAGTAACTGCAGAGCATGATTGGCATGCTAGACAATTAAGATTGATCGATGCTGCTATCCAACAAGCTAATTGGACAGTGAAGATTACAGTTGATGATTCAACAATGGGCGAGTTTAAACCGTCCAAATGAGTGTGTGGATAGTTTAGGGCGAATGAGAAAGGCCGCTAGGAGCCTTAATCCTTACTAGCTGGCCAGCTAGGTAGCGAGCACACCACTCTAAAGGTGTATTAATTGTGTAGCTCAACTGGCAGAGCATCAGACTTTAAATCTGAATGTAGTAGGTTCGAGTCCTATCACATATGTCTTGGGGACATATAAAATCGATGAACGAGAGTTTAATAGAACATTGATTTTAGAAGACGAGTAATTCCAATTATTCTGACACCCGAAGGCCGATTATACCCAATGACGAGTAACCACCTCATTGACTAAACTATCTTGATTTTTTGCGACCATGGATATTGGGAAGGACTTAATCTCGCTGATTGATCCTGATGTTCATGGTCTTTGATTTTACTAGTACCATACCTATTTTATCCTTATAATGTTTGAAAGGATTTTCAACTTAAATAAGGATATTTAGGTATGAGTATTGTATCGTATAATGTTTTGACACCTGGTTTAGTTGGTGTTACTCCCCGTCGAGTCCAAATTGTAGCAACAGATAATTTAGCAACTGTTACTGCTGCCGGTTATTTAAATCGTCAAGGCCAAGTTTTAGAAGGTCTAAGTCTATCCCCGACTGATGTCATTGATATGATCTATTCTTATGTAGCATCTACTAATAGTGGTACATATGAAGTATTTCTACCATCTATAGCATCTAATGGTGTGATTACCTTAAATTTATGGGCTAATGCTGGCGATGTATTATTGCCTGTTACAAGTGGCGATTTTGCTGTATTTAATGGTACATCTGGTCAAATTAAAGATGCAGGTTATTTGCCATCCAATGCTGCCAAGACTAATGTCGTCATGGCAAATGGCGCTACAATTGCTAATCATATCGCAACTTATACTGATACAGCAGGAACAGTTGGTGAGGATGCTGCAACAGCTATTAATGGTGGCAATATCCAGGCTGGTCTATCAGGAACAGCAGGGAAATTAACATCATTTCCATCAACTGCAACCACTGGCTCATTATCGTTATTAGCTGTTGCAAATGCTGGAAATTTTGCAAATGCAATCAGTAATGCATCAACTGCTCAAGCTGTCACTTGGTCTTTAGCTGATCCCGCAGGTGCAACCTCTAATATTACGCAAGCGCCAGCTGCTTTGGTTAATAACAATCTTGTCAAAGCATCAGGCACAGCAGGATTACTTGCTGATGCTGGCTTTGCTGCAGCAAATGTTGTCCAATCCCAAAGTTCAGTTGCCAATAATAATGTTGCTTTTACTGTTGTTAAGACATTAGGATTTGCAGCACTCGCAACTGCAGGAAAAGTAAATATCGTTACCCATCCATCGGCAACCGCTCAATTTGCTGTAATGGACATTAAAGTGTTTACATCAACTGGCTTATCAGGCGGTGGTGGCAATAGATTATTAGCAGTATCAGATGGCACGATTGTTTACAACAACGCTGGTATTACAGCTGCATTACTTGGAACACCTATCTTTACTTTATGGGGTGGAACAGGTAATCCAATAGCTGTAGGTACAAGTCAAATTAGTACAGCCGGTGCTGATATCTTCTTTCAATATACAGGTGGTACAACAGATTACACAGCAGGAAGTGTAATTGTGGCTGTTACATTAGTGCAAGTAACTGCTTAAAGTTTAACGGACAGGATACTTATTTTTGTTTTGTAGTACTTCCCTTTATATCCTGTCCTTTTTTATTTGGAGAAAATTATGCCATTAGTGAAAGGAAAAGCAGCCAAAACTCGCAAAGGATTTGGTGAGAATGTAAAACGTGAAATGGAAGCTGGAAAACCTCAAAAACAAGCCGTTGCAATTGCATATAGCGAAGCAGGCGAAAAAAGAAAAAAGAAAAAGGCCCGTAAATAGGGCCTTCCTTTTGTTAAGCAGAGATAAATTCTGTTACAATTACAATCCCTTGTGTTCCTGCTATTCCTGCTGCATTCGCACCTGCTCCAATACCACCAGCACCACCTGCGCCATATCCTGTGCTTACATTTCCAGCTGTACCGCCTGCTCCCAAATGACTATTCCCGCCATTACCATAAACAAATGCAACAGTATTAGCACCAAATCCCAAACCATAAGAACCTGAAACACCTGCTATACTAATTAGCAATGTTCCATTTGTTCCAGTAGTATTTGTACCACCTGCACCAGGCGCACTTCCAACCGTTGTACTTGCTGATGCTGCACTTCCAGCACTATGTGTTCCGCCGCCTGCTGTCCAAGTGCTGCCGCTATTAACAATTAAAGTAGTATTACCACCATCACCACCAGCATTATTGCCACTACTTCCTGCAGTCCCCGCAATTCCAACACTACCTGATACAGCTGCAAGATTAGCAGTACCAGCAACAAGAATAGCCATATAACCTCCAGCGCCGCCACCTGCCGCTGCACCCATTGTTCCAGCAGAGCCAGCAGCACCTCCACCACCACCACCACCTGCCTGAATTTCAAATATTGCAAATTTAGTTCCTGATGTTGGCGTATAAGTATAAGCACCTGTTGCAGTAATTTGTTGGACATTAATTTTATTAATTGGAACAACTGTTAATGCATTTAATAAATTTAATTGTGTTCCAGTTGATGTGACCGAAGTTGCACCTAATGTAAAAGGCGTTGGGAAAGTAAGTGTTCCAGTTAATGTAGGAGATGCTGACCCTACAAAACTTCCTGTTCCTGTTTGACCTGATAAAGATGTATCAACCGCATTATTAGTAGCCATGTTTAAATCCTTTTAAACAATTGTTAAATTCCCTTGTGGTGCAACCATTGCTGTCCAAACAGTATTAGCAACTGTGCAAAGTAAGCTAATCGCATCAAATTGATTGGTAGATGCAACACTTCCTGTGGTAACAGTCGTAACTGATGAGCCGACATGGATACTTTGTCCGCTATTTAAATTTATTAACCAACCGCCTGCACCTTTTCCAATGACATTAAGAGTTGTTCCATAAGCAGCAGTAGTAGGAAGTGTAAAAGTAACAAGTCCTGCATTATTGGCAGTATATCCATTATCAGGAACCATGCTTTGCGTTGTAGCTGTTACATCTGTCCAGCCAGTTGGACTTGCTGTCCCACTAATTTGGATAGCACCTGGACCTGATGAAAAAATAGAAATTCCTGGACCAGCTGTAACCAATGCAGTTTGCACACGCGCTGCTAAATCAGCTGTTAAATTAGTAACTTGAGATTCAGTAATTTGTATTGTTGATTGAATAGCTGCAATAACAAGCGAATCAGTTGCTTGTTTCGTTACTGCACTTTGTACGATTACAAATAAATCACCAGGATTAACAACTGATGCAACTGGTAATTGTGATATTGTTGGCATAATGAACATCCTTATTCTTACGCGACTGTTAAATTCCCAACAGAACTTATTACTGCAAAAGTTGTATTTGCCGTTACACAAACTATTTGCACTGAATCCCATTGATTTGTTGATGTTAAAGAACCAGCACTAGAAGTTGCAGAACTTCCAAAATGTATTGTTTGACCAGTATTTGCTTGTAATATCCAACCAGCAGCACCTTTTCCTTGGACGCCAAAAACTGATCCTTCAGCAGCAGTTGCAGGAAGTGTCACAGTTGTTTGTCCTGCATTTGAAATAATATATCCATTATTTACAGCAGCAGATTGTGAAGTGCCTGAGACATCATTCCAAACAAGTGAACCAATTCCGCTTGATGAAATAGTAATAGCACCTGTCACACTTGAAATGTTAATACCAGTACCAGCTGTAAGTGTTGCAGCAGCAGGATCACTAGCAGTTGTTCCAATAGGGATTTGACCAGCACCAAGCAATAAACCAACTTGAGAACTTCCTGCTTCACTTAATACAATAGAATGTGCAGCAATATTAGGGGATGCATTATTTAAGACATTATTCGTCGTCATATTTAATTCCTTTTAAAATGACATTATTAAATTACAGTTAAATTTCCAACCGCTGAAACTACAGTAAAAACAAGATTAGCGGTAACACATCTAAGCCTTACGCAATCCCATTGATTTGTTGATGATAATGAGCCAGTTGTTGTCGTTGTTGTTTGATTACCAATATGAATTGATTGACCAGTTCCTTCAATTAATGTCCAACCACCAGAACCTTTTCCATTAATCTCAATCCAATCGCCAATTGCAGCAGTTGAAGGAAGTGTGAACGTGACAAGGCTTGCACCATCATCTGAGGTATAACCAGTATTAGCTGCCATCGTGACACTAGCGCCAGTTTCATCAACCCAAATATCTGCACCGCTTGAAGCAATAGTAATACTACCTGTTCCATTGGTAATATTTATGCCTGTTCCAGAAGTTAAAGTTGCTTTCGTAAGTGTATTTCCTGTTGTATTACCAATTAATAATTGCCCATTAGTATAAGAAGTTTGTCCTGTTCCTCCTCTATTAACAGCCAAAGGAAGCGATGCAACAGTTACAAATTGTGCTGCAAAATTAGCATAAGTCATTGCAGCATCATTGCCTGCAGTATAGGGCGATTGTCCAAAATACATTAAATCTGTTGATGCATTACTTGTAATTGGATTTGCTATAAAAACTTGATCAATATTCTTAGACATAATTACGTCCCTAATAACAAGAAGTTAGTTCCATCTAACAATAAAAAAGGTTCGCCATCTAAAAGCAAAAATTCATTTGGCAAAATAGGAATAACATCTGCTCGCACCACTTGGATATTATTAAAAACACTATCAACGCCAAAATTAAAATTATCAGTAAACGGTTGATCATTATGAGATCGCATACATGATCACTCCGATATCGGCATTTCCTGCACCATTGTTATAACAATTAATAGTGGTGCCTTTTAATACGGCACGTGAACCTGGCAACAGTTCTGATACTGTTGATGCAAATGTGGCACCAGCAGGAGCACCGGCAGTAGTATTATAAGCAACCCAAACATCGCTTCCTGGTTGGAAGGAAAAAGAGACGATCCAATTTTCATAATTGGATGGCACTGTTAATGTTGCATTGCCTGCAGCAGCAATCGTTGCTGAGAATTTATCTGTTGAGATTGGTGCAGCGAAAGAATTATATCCTTTAATATCGCTTCCAAAATTCAATAATGTTGTCATATTAATTATCCTTAATTAATATCTAATGGAAAAATTCACATAGGCATTAACTGGCCTTGTTTCAGTTTGTCCCGATGTATTAGTTGATGCAGCTGTTCGAGTAATACCACCGCCAGAACTAACCGTTGCATTTGTTGTGCCAGTTTCTGTTAAGGCAATTGAATGAACATGCTTGGTATATTGATCAATTTCAAAAGAACCTACATTTTGCGGATTTAATGTATAGGCATATCCAAATCTTCCTGGCAAATCAATATCCCATTTAGGTGCAAGAGGATTATCAATTCCGCGTAAAAACATACCTTGTAAATCAGGCACGGCAAAATAAAGAGAATTGATAGCAATTTGAGTTTTAGTTGTAATTTGCGCATTTGTATCGGTGCTTAATATGGCAACTTGAATATATTGCGAAGCGCCTCCAACAACTGGTTGTGCGCCTGCACCATTGACTGTATACCAAACAACATACTCAAGTGAATTTGCATTGAAAGTAAAATAAGAACCTGCAGAAGGTGCTGCAGTTATGGTGATTAAATCTACTTGCTGAGCAGCCATTGCATTTGCGACGCATATTGCAACATCTTGAGCTGTCATTGTGCTTTTCAATGCAACTTTAATTCCTGTGCCCCCCGGAGCAGGATCAGCCCCTGATCCATTAACAGTAAACCACATATAAAATGCAGTCGTAGTATTACCAAATGTAAAATAAAGTCCAGCAAGACCACTTGCTGCAGCCGTGATAATATCAAATGCATAAATATAACCAGCAATTGATGGACTATTTATATCTGTAACTGTAAATGTACTGGTTCCTGCATTTGCATCAGCAACCATTGCCGATGCTGATTGAGTGCTATAGGCAGTGACAGTGTTTAATGAATTAGCGCCACTTGCAAATAGAATACTTGCTTGCCCTGCTATTATTTGCGGACCAAATGTAAAGCCTGTTGCACTTGCTCCATCTGTTACTATAGTTTGTAAACCTGCTTTATTAGTTGATAACATTATTTGATTAGTGGCACCTGCTGAAATATATGCAGTTGAATAAAATGGGCCTGTACCAAAAATAGGAATATTAATTGATGTTGAATCACCATTATTAAATAAAAACTGTTGCAATCTTTTATAAGGTATTCCAAGTGGAGAATAATCTTTTGTTAAATATTGTCCACCATCACATCTCAATAAATTAGTTGTCGGATGAATTGATGTTGAAACCATATCCATGTTCTGAACAATTTCACCAATTTGTGAAGAATCATAAGAAAATCCAGTGGCAGTTAATATAATAGGTAAATACAAATTAAAACCATTAGGATCGGGAACAGGTAGAAATCCCGCTGTTGATTCATCTAATTGTTCTGCTTCTGTTTGAGTTGGAAAAGCAGTTAAAATTTCAGGATTAATTGTTAATGCAAAATTGGTAAATAATGCTTGCTGAACACCAGCAGGAGGTAGTCTAACAACTATTTGAACATAATCATCATTGTTTGTGCCTAATGTCTGACCAGTATTTATTCCAAATAAAATAGGCGTATTAAAAGATGCAACACTTGCTGATAGAGTAACTGATCCAATGACTGTTTCAGATGTTGGGCTAGGTGAGCCACCTGTGCCAAAAAATTTACGAACTATAATTTCTACTGGAATACTTCCGCCTACAATGGCTTGTGCTTCAAAGTAAAAATTATAAGATAATGTTGTTGATGCAAAAGTATTAACACCAGGAAATTTTACGCACAAATCTTTTCTTGTATCACTACCCGCTAATGTAGTTTGAATATTGACAGCATATCTTGGATTTCCTGTTGGTGAAGTAATAGATGAATATTCAGGAAATGAAACAAAATCCATTGCTGTACTGCCGCTATTTCTCTCAAATGTCCAACCACCTTGGCCAATGACAGTCACAGGTTGAGAAACTTTATTAACTACAAAACTATTAGCACTTGATGCAGGAATATTATTGTGAAGTAGAAATTGTCCATTAGGAATAAAATTTGTTACATCTGCATTTTCAGTAATGGATGCAACTGTAAAATTCGGCCATCCTTCGCGAGTAAATTGTAATACGCCGTTATCATTAAAAACCATAACAGTGTAAAGTTGAACATTTCCATTAGCATCATAAGGAAAATAATATGGCAAAATGTCATTGCCACTTGCATCTTGAAATGTACCGACAGCACTTAATAAAACAGGATTTGGAAGTACAGTATATGAAAAATTAGGAGGCGTACCACTTATTTCATAAACAGGCTTCGGGATATTCGTACCATCAATATAAAAAAATACCTGCCCATTTACCATTGGCAAGCCAGTATCTTTGTCTACAAAATACATTTGTAGTGATGGCGCTAAAACATATCTAGGATCAAGTCCTGCCATGTCATTACTTCCTTGTTGATTTATCAATACTTCCTGTATTGATAGCCTATTTTAACATATCTACTTTTTGCCTTTCATCTTATTTGTAAATCCTGTCAAATAAGCTGCCAAGACATCTGCTTCATTTAAACCTAATTCATGAACACCTGCTATTGCTGCGCCACCAAGAAGTAATTTTCTTATAAATTTCTGACGATTTCTTTTGTGTTCTTCTATAGCTTTCAATTTATCTTGAAATTCTGTATTTATTTTACGATTATAATCTTTAACAATCCGAGTAGATTCTTTCTCTGCTTCTTGAAATCCTGCTTCGCGTTTTTTAGCGGCAGAAATTCTTTCGCTTTCTGATCCTTTTTGAATATTCTTCAAACCTTTTAAAAAAGTATCATTTATTTCTTTTTGAATACCTCTTTCTTTCTCAATTTGCAAATTACTTCTCAAATTTCGAAATAACTGTTCATCTTGGGGATTAAGATAAGAAGACATTCCATTTATATCTAATCCTTTTCTTGCTGCTAGTAATTGTTCAGGTGTTAAATCCTCTTTGATTTTTCCTAATGCATGATGAATAATTCTTTGTTTAGCACGAGGATTTAAATCATTTGCTACTTTATTAATATTTTCTTCGGGATTTTTAAATATCCCATTAATAATGCCTGATTCTGGATTTTTTATTCTTCCTTCTGCAATAGCGCGTAAATTTTTATCACTATGATAAGGAATTACATTTCTGCGCCAATCTTCTCGAGCTATATCATAATCTTCCATTAATTTAGGATTGATATCTTTTAATTCAGAACGAATATCTTCTTGTAATAAATTTTGCGCATGCACATAATTATTCAACCTATTTTTTCCTTCAGCATCCAAAAGACCATTTTCTTTTTGTTTCTTTAAATATCCAATCTCAGAGCCGAGTTCACTTTGAAGAGCGTGAGCATTTTGCACACTTGGTGTCTCTTCAAATTTTTTATTTAAAATATTTAAATTTTGATCTTTGCTTTCAGATAAAAAATCTCCTTCTCTATATTTACTATTTAACATTAATTTATCTTTAACAAAAATAGGTTCGCCAGTAAAAATGCTTGGTTCGCCGACGGGCTCATTCATTATTTTATCAAATTTTTCACTATGAACATTTTTTACATTTTGATAAGTATGATTAATTTCCGATGCCAACTCTTTTCCTGATTGTTCTAAATTACGATTACCCATAATATTATTGGTTATATCATTGGCTATATTTTCTGACAATTTTTGTGGTTCTTTTTCTGCCAAAAAAGAGGGTGGTTTAAATGGCAAATTGTTAAATTCAGATTCTTGAGGTGAAAATTTACTAGTATTTTTAAAATCAATAGTGGGAATTTTGTTTTTTGCATTACCACCAAATAACTTATCTAATGGCTTTAATGCTCCATGAAAAATTCCATTTATAAGTATATCTTCTGCAATATTTCTTCCTCTTCCACCATATGGAATACCAATCTTATTTAATTGTGTATCGATAAATCCTTTTTGTTCTGGTTCATATTGTGTTGCGCCATAAGTTCCGGCAGCTAATGTTGAACCCAATAATCCCCCGCCCCCTGCTAAAGCAAATGGTGTATATTGACCTAATGCAACTGCTGCTGGATTTGAATTTGCTTGACGAATATCAGGCATTGCCGGAGTGTTTGTTCCTCCTACTAATCTTGCTATATTTTCTCCACCTTTTCCCATTCCATATAAAAAATCTTGAACATTACCAAAAAGAGGCGGTTGTTTAGCATTCATTCCTGTTGCTTGTGCATACATTTGTTTACCACGATCAAATTGACCAGGTTGTTGCATCATTTGTTGAGGTGGCGCTTCACTATTTATATTTGGCGAAGTATTTTGTACAGGGAATTGTTTTCTTAAATTTCGTTCAATTTCTTCCCATGCCATACTTTCTGGAAATTCAGCAATCATTCCATTTCCAAGATCGACTCTTTTAATGCCATCGTTACGCTGCATTATTCGAGTCTCCCAGTTTTGTGATTCCATCTTAATATCTTTTTATCACCAAAATCCCTCTGCGGTTCGGAATTATTCTGATTTTGACTGCCATTTCCATATTTATTTGCTAAAAACTGAGAATATTTATTCGCATTTTTGGATTGTAATTTTCCTTCATTATTAATAAGTTTATATTTTGAATTATATTCAAACCAATCAGATTGCAATTGATTGGTATCAGTAATGCCATATTTTTTTGCTTCAACATTAAAAGGCACTTCTTCTGCCATTCTATCAAAAATAAGCACCTGCTTATCGTGTACATCTTGTGCAGCTTTTTCTGGCATTCCAATATATAATTTAGAATCAGCAACTAAATGTTTTCCATAATCTGTTTGTTTGCCTGTTCCTAATAAAGCAGGTGCAGCGACAACAACCATATTGTTGGAATCATTCATAGCGCTAACTGCCTCAGGATCAAAGGCTGCTAATTGTTTGCCAATAGGTAAATTAGTAAGAGGACCCTTTGCCCATGCTGCTTTATAATGTGTTAAAAAATCATCTGAATATTGACGTGCTTGATTTGCTGCGGATGCTTGTTTATAAACAGCATTCATATGATCTTGATAAGTTTGAGCGCCTGCTGTCCCTGCGGTTTTAGCTGCAGATATTCTTTGTTCAGCAGCTAATCCTTGCGGTGTGCCAGGAAAATTCTTTGCAATATACGCATCTTTTATCATTTGTCTTTGATTGTAATTTGATGATGGCGTAGAAGTAGGAGCAGCATTTGAAGGAGTACTTGTATCAGTGCGCGGCGTTCCATCAGGATTTAAACCTGCTGCATTATTAATATCTGCTTCAGTACCTCTTACATTGTTCCCTTGAGCATCATACTCATAATTGTTCGCATCTGATCCTTTTGCGCTAGGAATAACAACACCTGATCCTTGAGAAGATGATTGAGAAGGTTGTGAAGAACCACCTCCAAAACTTGGGAATCCTGATGAGGCAGTATTCTGAGTTGATGATTGCCGTCCTTTAGTAAATCTTCTCATTAATTCATCAAAAGTAGCATCCGACATCATTCCTACTGCTAATGGATTAGATAAAATACTCCCTACAATCTGATTACTTAGATTATCTGCATAAGCATTTTTTGAATTAACTTCAGCTTGCTTTAATAAAGGCGCATAAGCATTCTCAACAATATTTCCGTAATTTTGAAGTCCTTGTTGTAATGCAGCATGATAAGGACTCATCTGTGATGGATTTAGAACTGGAAAATCTCTTTGTGGTAATCCCCAAGTCATCTTTATTTACCTCTACCAAAATGCAGCCAATGTGCCAAGACCACTAAATAAATTACCCCAATTAGCACCTTGTTGTTGATTTTGTGCAGCTGTTCCAGCAAATGACATTTGACCTTGTTGAGCAGCTAAATCAGCTAAAATTCTTGCCATCTGATCAGATGATTCAAATCCCATTTTATTTAAACCTTGCTCACCTTCAAGACCTGCGCCATACAATCCTTGATTACCTTGTAAACCCATACCAAATGCGCCAAGTGCTTTATTCAAATAATTATAATAATCTTGATTAGCGATTCCTTCTGCTGTTTGAGCAGCCATTTGTTGATGTTGAGGAGAGCCAAGCATTCCGCCTGCAGCAGCAGCATTATTTTGTGCCTGCATTCCTTGATTCATTTGCCAATCAAAACCAGGCGATTTTTGATAGCCTGATCCTATTTGATTTATAAAACCATTTGGATCATTCATTAATTGATTATATTTTTGTTGGAGACCAGGATAATTACCAAGCAAATTTCCATATTGACCTTGTAATGCACCTAAAGCACCTTGGCCAGCATTAATATATGGCTGATAATATGGTTTTGTTTGACCAGGTATGCGATTGTAAAATTTAGATGCAGCATCATAGGGATTTTCTTGGTTGCCAAACATACCAGCAAGTCCTGCGCCAATACTTCCTAATCCTGCTCCAATACCGAAATTTCTAGCGTTCATAATCTATCCCTTAGATTGTGACTACTACATGAAATGTACCAGCCAAATTCACTTTCAGCTGATTTGTAGTACTATCATATAATAAATTACCATAATACGCAGCTGGATTTGGTGATGCTGCAAATTGACTTTGTAACATTGTAATATTGGTTGTTGGCTGCTGAGGAATCTGAAATCCTTCATTAGAAACATTTGACTGAAGAGCAGTAATTAACTGTTGCATGATATTTTGCCATTGTTCAGTTAAATACCCATTCTTATCAACAAATTGTATATTTTCAAAATTAGGTATGTTCATTGATAGATACTCACAATTCCATCTGTTGCAACAAATCGACTTAATCCTTCAAATTTTAATTGAGGAATAAAATCATTTGCTGCGCCTAGATTCCAAAAAATAAGACGGTTTCTAAATAATCCTTGAGGATTTAAATCTTTTTTCCACAATGTTCCGAACGATTCACCGCCATTCTTTGAAACAGATAATGTGACAGATTGAGGAATCGGAATTGGAATATCTGTTTCGGTTGCCACTAATAATTCTTCACCATTTTCAGTTAATAAGATTGTGTCCTCTTCTGCTAATAATGGTGCATAAATAATGACAGTTGAAAAAGAAGAAACCAAAAGAGGTGCGCCATTTTCAGTTAAGATAGGTTGAAAACTTTCTGTTAATAAAGGCTCATTTAAAAAAACATTATCTTGAGTGCCTTGCTCAATTGTGAAGGTCAAATTATTAACTGCAAAACGTGATGCATCTGGCAATCTAATATTTCTACAAACCCTTATTCTTGGAATCTCATCACCATTGTAAGTCGTAAATTGGGTTCCTATTTGATAAAGATTGCCATCATCAAATGAAACAAAATAATATTGATCATTGAAGAATGCGACACGTTTGGCAATATGTGCATTCATATCTTTATCAGTTAAGGTAAAGAATTTATTTGTGTTAAAATCGTAAACATAAGTTAGTTCATCATCAGGAAAAGTAATTTGATAAAGAAGATGACCATCTTGTCTAAATAAAAATCCGTAAGAATTTCCAGGATTAGTTAATGTTGCTAATTTAAAATCAATACCATCCGTTGATATTTTTTTAATATCACCGCCCATTGAATAAGCAATCATGGGACCTGATTTTTCATTCGCTGCAAGCCATACAACAATTGTGTCATTGTATGCAATCGTTGCCGGATTCAAACATCCATAATCATAGTTAATGGATGAATTTCGTTGATATGGAAATAATAGCGCACCAATATCTTGCCAAATTTCAGTAACAGTATTACCAAAAACATATAACAAATTTCCTCTACTTGGCACCCGCTGTGCAGCAACAACAAAATCAGGTTTTGTTTGAAGCAATCCAACATGAAATGTATCATCAGGCCAAGAAGTTCCATCACCAACTGCAGAGAGTCTCCATACCGCAGAGTTAAGTGCTGCTGCAATAAATCTTCCATCTTGATAAGTGATGTAACCAGGAATGAAATCAATTGTTGCGACACTAAAGACATTAGTTACATAATTATAAATATAAATATTTGATCTATCACAAATTGCTATTTGATTATTATTATTCTCATCAATATAAACATCGCCTTCAAATGTTGCCAAGGTTCCAATTTGAGTCGGTGTGATATTTGTTGAAACTGCATATACAATATTGCCAACAACCAAGATCATATGATTGTAACGAACGCTTGTATAAATCGCTCTCCCTTGCGCACTATTTGAAATATCTGCCACAAGCATATGACCTGCATAAGGCACAAGAAAATCGTCCGAAATTATCATATTGAAAGTTTGTTCAATCGATATTTTCGGGTAACGTCCAAACTTGGTGCTGCCCACAATATCGAGCGGCACTTGGGTAAATGTGGGAGAGCGTCCTTTCATTGTTCACCAAAATGTTTCACGTAGAACGTTTCACGAAATAAATATTAAATAAAATCAATTACCTGGACGCCAGCCGCGACCAATATTAATATCACCCCAGTTGATCCCAGTCTCGCCTTGAAGTGATGAATATTTGGTCAATGTCATATCAGGCGGGCTAACATCGGTCATGGCATCTTCGAGTTCAAGTAACTCTTCAGCCGCTTGAGGCTGTAAGGGAATACCAAATTCAGAGCAAATTCTTTGGGCTAATCGATAGCGTAAATAATCGATATAATATTCTTCATATGTCATCAATAAATCTTGGTTTAGAGTGACATTAGTAAATCCAAATCGTCCCCAAATTTTTATTGGATAATTTTGATCGGGAATAAAATATAAAAATATATTTGAACCACCAAGACAACGTTCAGCGTGCCAATTGAAAGGTAGCGAATAAATATTATCAACTCGTCCAGCACCTTGATAAGGACGACGTGAAACAGGTTGTGTTGAATAACGCACAGGGCCGATATTAAATGTTAAAGTTTCAGCCTGAATTAAATTAGGAACAAAATATTCTTCAACAGTTGGGACTGCTGTGAATTGATATAAAGTGTAATAAGGAATTAATCTTGAGTTTGCAGATTTCAAAGATAGCAATGCATTCAACCAATCAAGACCATCAGTTAATTGTTGGCCAGTGACAGTTTCAAGTTCACGGCTTACTACCTGTGAAAGATAGTAAGCACGTGTAATTAATTGCGTTACTGTATAAGACATTTAATAAATCCTTGTGCCTTATAAATTCAACTCAAATCCTGCTACATTAATTGCAACAGCATCACTACCATTTGATTCTTTATAATTAATCACAGGCGATGAAACAGTTGAAATAACAACTGATTGAGCCAATAATAAATTTGCTGAAGTATAAACACCGGATGTAACTGGACCGGTAATTGTAATTGCATCACCAGTTGCATTACCTGGTTGCAATTTCAAAGTATTACCTGCCGTTGCCGGTGTATAACTTGTTTGAATCCATACAGCAATGTTATTAATATTTGGAACAAATTTAATTAAATTAACATTTGTATATGTAGTTGCATGACCTGCAGTAATTGCAGTTGCTTGTGGAGCATCATAGAAAAATGTTCGCGTACCATTTCCGCCAACACCACTACCACTTGCAGAATAATAACCTAATAGAAAATGTGAACTTGCATCAGTTGCCCAATAACCAATTTTTCTATATGAGTCATATCCAAAAGGCAATCCAGGTGTAGTTTGGTTTGCAGATAAAATGACACCTGTTGGATTTTTATTGCTTGAATCACCAATGCAATAAACTGCATACATTGTGCTTGCTGCTAAAGATCCAGTATCTAATCCATTGATACCATTAACGGCTGCATTTAATGAAGTTGAAGAATTTGCTGTTCCTGTTCCTTCACTTAAGAAATCACCAAGAATCATATCAATGATATTATTGCTATCGCGACATTGACCAGCTGCAATATCTAATACCGTATTTGGTGTTGTCGCATCATTTGAGATGATGAATCCATTTATATAAAGAGAAGGTAAATTAACAATAGGGTCTAATTGGCTCATGATCTTTAATCCTTTAAATTAATTAATAAAGGGGCGATTCATTCGCCCCAATTAAATTACATAGGAAATGCAATTCGCATTGAATATTCAGGTACTAACACTGATCCCCATGTTGCATCATGAATCATACCCATTTGGTTTTGACCAAATAGAGAACCATATGTCATGCGCATGGAAACACCAGTATCAGGATCATATTCTGCAGCTGTTGGGAATGGATATTGATCAGGCAATCTTGGCATTGCTAAGTAAAGAGCATCGCCGCCAATTACTAATCCACATTTATGAGAAGGAAGTGCTTTTGCCTGCATACCAGCAACAATATTGGCATTAATGTTTTGTGAACCACCAGGAGTTGATTGAAGCGTCGGTGTAATATTCACAACAACATGGCCTGATGCGTCTGCTGCAGCATTATTTAAAGCTCTAACTTGCACAGGTTGATTTGATACAACATGACCGATAAAAGTTAAATAGCGAAGATTAGGTTGACCACTTACATTATCTTGGAATTGAATTAAATCACCTGCTTTGATTGCATTTGCATCATTAGCTGTTGCACCACTAAATGTAATTTGAGTTATAGCATTTCCTGTTGGATCATTTGTTGATAAAACAGTTAATGTTTGTGCGCTATTACCAACTGTACCTGCAACTTGAACAGGTAATAAGTTTGATTGGTAGTACATAACAGGTGGCGTACCAAATTCACCCACATGCCAACTCATTGCCATTTCATCGTTTCGATTTGGAGAAAACTGATTTAAACCAGTTCCAACAATCGGTGGCACTTGAACATCAGGTAAAATAACCTGAATGCCTTGATTGACAGCGCCAAAGTTTTTGAAATTTGCAATCATCTGTGCTAATTGTTGGAAAGAATTAATTGGTGTAATACCATCACCAAAAAATCTAAATGGACCTGATTCAGTATGTAACGCACCTGTTGGCACAGTCTGTCCATTAACAATTGTATTAACGGGAACAGAACTATTTGCATTTTGTGCGAGATTTGCTTCAATGAATGCACCCATTTCAGCAACTGCTGATCGTCCAAATAATTCCATGTAACTTTCAGTGTCTTTTTCAACATTGAAAATTCTTTCTTGTGCAGTAAAAGCATAAGAAGTGTTATTTGCTTGATCGCAAGTAAGAGATAATACGCGTTGAACTGCAGGCTGGAATGATGCAACCAAACCTTGTGCTGTTGTAAATCTCGGAGGAAGGTCAAAGGTAACAACCGAACCCAAATTTGCGGTAATGGATTCGAAGTCTTTAAATCGCGTATTTGAAATATTCATGAAACAATTTAGATTTTCAAGCAATGCTAAATTGGATCTTTGATAAGTTTGTACTTGTTGCAACACATTAGTAGGTAAAGCCATGTCCGTTTTCTCCAGTTAAAAAATTCCATTTTTTATTGGAGATAACAGCTTTTAATGCTTACTATGTGCGGAGGTATTATCCTCTAGCCCAAGGTTTTCTACGTAAATCCCGCACCGCATTCGAGCCATTATCTTTGCCAACTGTGGAGGGTTTGACTTGACTTAATGGAGCTTCGATTTGAGGTGCATGAGATCCTTGTTCATTCGTTTTTATTGAATTAGCAAGTTTCTTCATTTCTTCTTCGGCGAGTTGAGGATTAATGTAAGCAAGCGTTGTAAGCGAGGCAACTTTCCCAGGATTCCTTCCCAGTTCAAACATTATATCCCCCGCAATCCCTGTATCTGTTGCCATTTTGACAATGTGCGGCATATTCTGCAGATTACCAAGTTTCGCAACAGTCTCGTCGAAATCAGAATATTTCTTTTTCCCTGCATCCCACTGATTTGCAAAGTTAGACAACGTTTGTTGCGCTGCTGCTAATTGAGTTTGTTTATGCGCTTCATCGGCAATCATTTGCCGTACTTGATCTTCCGTGATCTGTGGCATGCCACCCATTGACTGAGTAGGTGCCTGTTGCTGCGCATCACGTAAGCCTTTCGAATAAGCTTCATGCTTAATTCGTCCGACTAACTCATTAACTTCACTTTGCTTTAACACCTTTTCTGGTTGCACTTCCTGTGCAGGAATAGGTGTAACAGGTGGCGCTATATTCTGATCTTGCATCCCTTCGGCTTGATCCATAAGCCATGATCCCTCTTAATTGACTGTTGCCCGAGTCACGGTGATACCTCAATCCGCGCATTGAGTATGCGATCATTTGTCCCGGATGATTCCGTTCGTATCAGCCTAGCAATAAAAAATCTTCTGTGTCAATACTAGGCAATAATGACTTCTTCGTTATCATTTTTTTCTTCAACTACTTTTAATGGAATTTGATTTACCATTACTTGCGCCCATAAAATTGCTTCTTCTAATTTTGTAAAAGAAAGTGATCCAGGACGAGATGCTTCGTATGATTCAATTACTTTCATTGCAGCATCAACATGTTTGATAAATTGACTAATATTTTTTACTTTTTCATTCATTTCATCTTGATCTAAATCAATTATTTTTTCTTGCATTTATCTTTTCCTTTTTTGATTGGATTTGTTGGTCCTGGATATAAAGCGATTAATTCTCGAATGACTTCACGTTTGCATTCTGTAATATGACGTTTTACACGTTCTTCCATGCTTTTTAATTCTTCAATCATATTTAATTCATACTCCTTGAGAATATCTTCAGATAATGAACGAGTAGGTTTTTTTTGTGACATGTCACCATAATATGAATATGGATTGTGGCAGCCGCTCATAATTCTACCGTTCCAACAGTATATTTATTTCCAGTACAAATAATTCGATCTAAAGTAATATTTTGTTGCGCTCTAACTTGCGGATTTGGAAAAGTCCAAACTTCACCTGTTGAATCTATTGCAACTGTCCACATTAAATGATGCTCTGGACCATAATCAATAACCGCCCATGCCAAACCATTACCTTTCGGCGTTGATAATGGAATAGGCGGATTAAGCTGAAGGATCATGAAACCCCCTATTTATATTTTCTATCGGTGTTGCGATTTTTAATCGCTTTTTTTGCACCTTTTTTATAATCATCTTCTGGTTTGTCATCAGGAATTACTTTTCCTTTTGGCAATTTACTTTTTTTCTTTGGTTTCATTCTACCTTCTCCTTTTACCAATGCATTCTACCATCATGACCTGTTACATCAGCGCCATGTGGTTCACCTTTTAATGATTCAATATGATTTTTATCACCTAATTCATGTTCACCTTTAGAGTGCATTTGTGGCACTTGTAAACGATTTGCTTCATGAATATATTTTTCATGATGGGGACCTTTATGCATCGGATGATCATGATGAGAAATGTTTTTTTTCATTACCTTACTCCTTAAGTTAATAAACTATTTACGTTTAGAATTCTTTTTCACATATAATTTGTTATCTTCTTTGCGATCTTCTCGCAAAATATCCTTTTTCATTTTATTTAAATCTTTTTTCTTTGCTATTTTCTTTTCATTAGGACAAGCTTTCATGAAAATAAATCTCCTGTAAAATATTGTCAGCTATTTTATAGCTTGATAAAGGACTAATTGCTTTAATAAGCGCATCGTTGCAATCAATTTCATCCATTTCTTGGATTTGTTGCTTGTCGTCTGCTTTCACTGATTTGATGCTCCAATTCCTTCAAACTTAATCCATGTTGTGCAACATCCATGACATGAGAATGACTCATATCAATATGTTTGATAGCAAGATCAACTGTAGCACGAGTTTCTTCAGCATGTGCCTTTGCAAGAGCAGCCATATGTTGTGCTTTGGCATCGTTCATTTCAGCTAAGACTTTAATAAAATTAGTATCAGCTTCTTGTTTGGAAATTGCAATCTCAGCTGCTTTCAATTGATTTTCAGCTTGTCCTTGTTGAGCTTCTAATTGAATTTTCATTTCTTCATTTTTAGCTTTTAATACGGCAGGATTTGATTGCATGGCTTGTTGCTGTTGTTGCATTTGCATGGCTTGTTGTTGAGCCATTTCTTGCATAAACTGTTCAGCTAATTCTCTTAAACTTTCTTGACCATCAATTTCCATATTATTAACAATAACTTTCAATCCTTTAGCATTCATGAACTGACCAAAAATAGGCATCGCTTGAGACATGGCAACTATTTGTTGTTGTGAACGTGCTTTTTGAATAGCGAAGTTAACACCTGCTTCTACTCGAACATTTAGAGAGTTCTCATCATAATTAAATGAAATACCGCCTGGCTTATTAATATCTCGATATTCTCTCGTGCCATCCTCATTAACAATGGGAATAGTCCGAGGTGTTGCATAATATTTAGGTAACATTTGCACAATAATATTTGAAACTTGAGTTAGCGCTTGTAAAAATCCCACCACATAAGGCATCGCGGCAGCATTTGATTGAGTTGCTCCTTCGACGATTGCTGTACCCGATAACTGATTATCATTAATGCCAAGCGATGCGTCATACGACCCCAGTATTGACTGCGCCATTTGGTCAACAAGTGTGAATGTACTAATAACTTCGGTTGGCGGTGGTACACGTTGAATTTCCTGTGGTGGTGGCACTTGCTGCCTTGGATCATTATCTTTAAAAGCTTTGTAAACGAGTGTATTAGCAATTTGTATATTCGTATAAGCATCGAGATAAGATTGCTCATCAGGGAGTGATTCCTTTGCTACTTTAAATTTATGCTGTACGAGATTTTCTAATTCATTTGCAAGTGTTTGACCTGCAAAATTCTTTAATTGTTGAAGTCCTTTCAAATGATAGACATAAGGTCTTGTCATTTGGATGAATGCGCCTTGCTGCGTCCCTTCTCTAATAACAACTGAATTACCATCCACAAAAATAATTGGCAAAGCAGGATATGGTGTTTCCACATATTCCAAAACCTTATTTTCAATAAAACGATATCGGACTATTGTTTCAATTTCAGTCCAGCGTGGTTTCCCTTTAATTCCAGGAGGCACTTCAATCAATCCTGAATTTTCCCATATCTCAACAAATAACTTATAATCGTCAATGCTCATTACATGACCATTGACGAGCTCAACAATTCTAGTTTTCTTTTTCTTCTTCTCGTAAAAATCACATAGCAATAAAATATCTTCTTGATTATTACTATATGACCAATTAAATCCTTCAACATTTCTTGTAAAATCTATCGCCGATAAATCAATCTCAGGATATTCTTCTTCAAATTCTTCCCGTGATTTTGGAAATAATTCAAAACAATATCTTCCATCTGCTTTATGTGGTTGTCTTGCCAAAGGATCAAAGCCAACCAAAGTAGGATCATAAACCCGATCAAACTTAATGATTTGATGAAATGATTTTGGATTAGCATATTCTGTCCAGACTTTTATTGCAGAAAAACCACCGCTTAAAATATCGGTATAAACTTGATATTCACAGCCATTCTTATTTGCTTCAAAAATCATGTGTTTGAGATGATACTTGACTACTTCAATCACATCTGATGAAACAGGACGACCATCTTCAGCCGTTACAATTACTGATGGTTGTTGCTTTGAAAATTCCCCTCTTAGACGGGAAATATAAGCTTCACAAATATTAAATTCTATTTTGGGTTTTTTTAATGCATCGAGTACCATTTTGTCATCATCGGATAATGATGAATCAAAAACAAAACGGCGAAACTGATTGAACCGTTTATAATTCGGTTCAAAATAAACACATGAATTTTTAACGCATTTCTTCAGGCGCGGTAAATCATCCTGATAACGTTTAGCTGCAACATCCATGTTGCTTGCTCCTTAAACTATCGTTGGCTCTTTAACTTCAATAATTTACTGAAAGAACCCATAATACTTCTCGCTACCTTTTCGTCATCCTGAACGCGAGCAGGGGAAGTATTTAAGATAATGTTATCTATTATGCCTAACTTTACTCCATCATACAAAGTATCTGCAATATCATCATGTCTATGTGAGTCATTGGCTGTAATTTTGCGCATATGCTCAATAACATTAACTGTATGGCGAGCTTCTTTGGGGAGAGAAATTTGTTTAGCCGCAACAATTGGTTGTATTTCTAAAAAGCGAGTAGTCTTATTGCCGGATGCTTTAGTCCTTTCAACATCTAATATCTGCAATCCTCTAATATTCTTTAAAACAGATATTAATGTCACACCTGTTGATTTCTTTTCAATCGCAATCAATTTTGGCTTTACTTTATATCTCATGCAAGCTGTATAAAAATTCATAAATTCAGGTTCAAGGTCTTTTGGCTCAATTCTTAATTCAAGACAATCTAGCCAATGAAGCCCTAAAATATCTGTTTCAACTTCACCTTGTTTGATCTTGTAAACACCAAAGAAACTAAAAACAGTCGCATCATTGTAGGATTTATCGGTTTCAGCAGTATCAGCACAAATAAATGTCGCTAATATTTCTGGTTCATCCTCAGCCTGGAAGAACCATTCCGGTTTGAAAATACCACCACCTGCAGGGAGTGGATCTTGTTGATATTGAGAGGAGAAAACATAGGGCATTGTCTCCTGCATCTTTATTAATTTTTCTTTGGAATGCATTGCCGGATGAAGCGGATTGCCTATTTCATCCAAGGCAGGAATGATGATTGTCTCCCATTCCTTTGAATTGATTAAATTACCCGCTAGATCATCTTCGTGAAGGCGTTGCCCAATGAAAATAATAGGGGTATTTTCAGGATCATTTAATCTTGATTGTAAGGTGTTGAAATACCAATCGTTAACAGACTGTCTAATAGTATCTGAGTTGACTTCAGAAGGTTTATGGATATCATCAATAACAATACAACCACCAAAACGATTAATGCCTTTAATACCAGCCCCACGACCCGTGATTTCCCCATCGGCTCCTGCAGCATAAACACTTCCCCCTTTGACTGTTTCGAAATTACCTTGCGCACTCGTATCATCCGATAAACCCACATCAAATGTATCACGAAATTCATTTTGCATGAGTATTTGTCGGATGGTTTTTGTTTGTTTTTTTGCAAGGCCTAACGAATAAGATACATATAAAAAGTTACTATCAGGATATTGACCTAACGCCCATGCAACAAAATGAATAAGAAGTTCAGTCTTTCCATAGCGAGGAGGAACATTGATGATAAGCCGCTTAGTTTCACCAGCCATGACGCGATGTAGCGCACGACAAATGGTAATATAATGACTTTCTCGACCAACAGGCTCCGATAAGTCAAAGCGTCTGCCAGTACGGATGGCGAAGAAATTCTGGGTAAATCGTAATAATGATGACGATAACCTTTCTCTTTCCTTGAGAAGATTGCGTTCCAATTTAACATCCTTGTTAAATTATTTTGTTTCTAACTTAGCTCGAATATACTTATGCAAACTAAATGAAATTTGTCTTAGAACATGATTAAAGATTTTATTTACGTGACAAAAATCCTTGTCACTCAAACCTAGCATGTCTTTAGTTATATGGTATTCAGTTGTAAAAGGCAATTGTTCTATTCTACGAACCATACGTATTACTAAATTGCCTTCATGAGATTCCTGAGCTTCACAATAATAATCAAGATTAGCCAGTCCATAATATTGATCTTTCATCTAACGTCCTTGTTAAATTATTAAATTTTTTCGGCAATCGGCCAGAATTGCACTGGCTGTTTCCTTTGAATGGTTCCCCGCAGGTGTCCTTTGGTTTCGGCCTGTCACGGTAGGAAATCTTGAACCGTCAGCGTGTCACTGTCCACGCCGCGATTGCCATTAACCAACTAAATGACGATCCATTCGCCATTCTTTAATCATGACCAATATTAACCCGAATAATGATTCATGGGTATACATATAACAACTTTGGAAACAGACCCATATAGGGTTTTTACTAATAATATCTGCCTTTTCCTTAAATATAACAAATGAGCCTATTCGCATTTTATTTAGCTTCAAGTGCTTCAATTCGTTTAATCAATTTATTAACTGTCTCATCCCATGTCATTAACACACTATTAATCCTATCCTCTAATCTCAATACTTCACCAAGATGGGCTTTAGCATATTGATCGTTAGCAAGAAGCGCTATTTCATTTTTTAATCTTTCAATTTGAGTTGGAATAAAAAATAGCGATCCAATCCATTGATTGACAAATGCTTGTCTCTCTTGATAATAATCTTCATCTTCATAAATCATTACTATATTTCCTTTTTCTTATCCCATATAAATATACAATTATTATTTTGATTCTTAGCCCGACTCACAATCCAAGGCTCTTGTATCACGCGATGTTCAACTTTTCTAATTGGCTTATCACCATGCACATCTAAATTGCCAACAATGATAAAAGTTTCCACCAAATCTAATATTTTAGGTTCTTTGATTCCCCAAGGATTACTATTATACGGTGCTTCACGCTTTGAATAAGTCGTTATCCAAGAGCCGACAACAACCTTTGGCTTATACTTGTATACTGCATCTAATGCTTCCAGACGTTCAACATCTGAAGGATATTTAATAACCGGCTGATGCATGTTCTTATAGGCTCTTTTCACATCGGGATCTTCTTGCTGCTTACTATCTGTCATTTTTATCCCAAGATGGTAGCCCAAATCTCCAGCTCCCGCTCCTATTTCTATCGCAGGCCTATCGTCGATAACAAATTTTAAAAATTCAATTAGTTTTATTGTTGGAATGCCGTAACGTGCATATTCATGACAAAATGTCCTAAATTCCAACCAATTCAAATTCTGATAAAATTCATGAGATAATAATTTTAATCGATCACTTTCCATCAATTCAGGTACAAGATGATCGATATTAATTTTATCCATTACGGTAACATGACTTCGCATATGACTTCGCATTATTCAAACAGCTCTTTGATAATCATTTCAAATTGATCTTTCTTTCTCTTAGTTAATGCAAGATCATCAATTGCAGATAACAAAGCATCAAAGTTAATTGGATAATCTGATGCATATTCTTGAATCTTTTGCTCCTTCTCAGCAATGAATCCTTCTAGTTTGGCAACTTCAAGTTCTGCTTTCTTCTTCATTTCATGCGCACGAATAGGGGCCATTACTTCTTTGATTTTATCTTTCGCAAGTGTTAATACTTCTGCATATTTCATTAAAGCCATATATTACTCCAATAATAATAAAAGTTGATTTCTTAAATCTGCATAGGTGTTAACCTCTGCATAAGCTGTTTCTGCCGACTGAGAAGTACTTGTTGATCTGCCTATTGCCATTAATTGATTATATAAATTTTGATTCTGACCTATCATGCATGGACAATTAAATGAATGATGATAACTACACCATGGTGCTTGCGCACCACCCAATGTATGCCCCAATCCCAATAAATTAGTAATCATATTCTTCTCCTTTATTGCCCAAGATAGGACTCGAACCCACAACCTCTCGCTTACAAGGCGATTGCACTACCAATTGTGCTACTCGGGCGTCATCCTTAATGACTCACTTTCTTTTCTTCTTCATTCATCTTTTGCGACATTGCCGTCGCAAACTGTTCCATTGCTATTTTTCTATCTAAATCATCAATTTCTTCTTCGGTATAATAAAGAGGAGTATTACTAATATCTGTTTTAATAGGAATCAAAGGATTTAAACCAGTATTAATTAAAATGACCTTATGTTTAGTTAAAATCTGTAAAATAGTTCCAGCATCTATCTTATCGCCATTCTTATCGCAAGTTAACAAAATAATTGCTTTTTCTCTAGGAAAAAGCCGTAAATATAATTGATCAGCATCATCACTATCCAATCTATCTTCCCATACTTTTAAATTCACTTATGATCCCCTTTTCGTCTAAAACATTTAGCACATAACCTTTTTTCGCTTTTTATCTCTTCAAATTCATGATAGGCAACTTCCTTTCTGAATTTAGAGGGAACCTTTTTTGATACGCTCACCTTTCCTGATGTAGTATGCGTACCTGATAATTCATTTTTCTTTAACTTATTATCTACTGTCTTCATGCGCAAATAACCAACAGGATACTTCCTCTTCTCTGCTTGATCCGCCTCAGCATGTGCTTTGGGATAAACCTTTCTATTCGTTGGATAACCTGCCCGCACAATCCTATCCTTTACTTCATATTTGATTTTCTTCATCCATGCGCCTCATCGAAATTAATTTATGACCCTTCCTTGCCATCTCACGATAAATTATTGCGACAATTCCTTGATACCAATTTGCATCTTTAAATTCTCTAACTTCATATATTCTAAAATGATCCTGCTTTTTAAATGGGGTGTATTTGTAATAATATTCAATCATTACTTTCATTAAGCTTTTCCTTTAGCCCACTTAAAATAATCATTTTCCATTATTATTCGTGCTATTATGTCAATTAACCATTTTCTAGTGTCACAATTATTATCTTCACTGTACATATTTATCCAACGCATAATTTCATTTAACTTTTCTGCATCAGTCATCTATGAATACTTCCATCTTGAATAATTGCTCTATAAGTAATTTAAAATCAATCATAGCGATAGATTTATACTGAAATGCTTTTTTTAATTTTAAAGGTGCTTCTTTCTGAAGTTGAGAATATATACATGCTTCCGCAGTTGCAAGACTCAATATTTTATTTATTGCATCATCAAATCCTTTTTTTTCACTCATTCTAAATAATCCCTTTTTACTCGCACCGGTTCTTTATTTGGATATAGCTCTCTAAATTTCTCTTCAGACACTTCAATTGTCGCACCAAGATGTCTTATAAATATGCCACTACCTTTTTCATCCCATTTATCTAATCTAATATGAAACCACATACGAATAAAATCCATCCAGTCAGCACGACATCTTTTGCAGACGCTAAGAGTATAAAAGTTTGGAAGCTTGCTTAATGGTTCAGCCATTTCTATCTTTTCAAATGGTAGTTCCAATTCCTCCATATTATAAGAACACGCCATCCAAAGAGCTCTTAATTCGTTATCATTTTCTTTGCAACGTTGACATGCTTCACTCATATTAATTTTTTCTCCAATAGATAAATGAGCAGTTTGGCGCGGGCATCGGCCTCTGTTTCTCCTGCATGGCTGGGCTGATATGTTTTGTGAATACGCATATACATGTCTTGAATGTAAATATTCCAAATCATTTTTTTGCCTTTTTTATGTTTAGATGTCACAATATTAAATGGCATTAACATCTCACCTAACTCAGCGACTGTGAATGCTGAATAAGCTTTATTTTCTCTTTTCTTAATATTTAAAAAAGTAATATCGCCCGGCCCTGAATGTTGATTACAATTATCATTTTCTGCATGAAAAATAATCCAATTATCCAAACAATCATTTAACCAATAAAAGTAACTTTCTTGCTCAACCCCAAGCTCCTTTAACCTTTCAGACAATTCAAACGAACATACCTGCAATTTAAGATTCATCGATTAATTCCATAAATTTTTTAATCATATTTTTAGGTATTCTAACAACATCTCGCACATCGCCAACTGTTTTAATAAATTGAACATTCGTATTATTACGATAAATTATCTGAATAGAAAATTCTGTTCCATTTCCATATTCTCCATTCAAAGTTAATTCATACTCTGTTATTCGCATGGAGGCTCCGGCAGTAGCATCCCTGTGATGGTGATTCAGGTAATCGATCTTTCACGCTTATCCAATTCATTTATCTGCTCCAATAATTTCTCAGCCCTCTCAACTGCCCAATCCAATAGATATTTCATTTCGGCTTGATCATGACAATTCCTTACTCTTTCTATAAATTCAACGTGGGTCATTTTACTAATCTCAAATTTTTATTTTCAATAAACTTAAACATCCCTAAATTATATATTCCTTCCGCAAACGCATAGCGACAACCCTCTGTAACGCCGCAATCCCATTTCATTTGCAATTGCGACCAATCATTAGCTTCTTTGAAAGATTTAAAAGTTTTCATAAAAATAAATCTTTGATCAGGAAAGATTCTAAAGACATGAAAAATTTCTAGCGTTTGAACCATCTAATTATTTCCATAAATCTCTTGCAATACTTCAGATTTTTTAAATTTATACAGCTTAATATTTCTACCTGTTTGTTTAGCCATGTCTTTAAGGTGCGAAATACATTCTTCAATCAAACTTTTATCACCAAAGACTAGCGGCATAAAAGAATTATCCTTTACCATGGCAACAATGCCTTCATTCCCATCATTATCAACTGATAGCGCTACATAAATTTCATCCATAGGATGCTCATTTTTAGGAACATGATAAATTGTCATTTGGGAATATCCTTGCATCCACATTTACTTAAAAAGTCTTCTTCAACATCCCTATTCATTAATTTCTCTCCTTCAGATATTTCATAAAAATCCTTCATAAATAGAGCCATATGAATAGAAGCTGCTGCTAAATGTTTTAGAATGCGCTCATTTTCTTTTGGAAAATTATCTTTTATAATCTGAAATCCTTTACTTATATCTAAAACCTTTTTTGCTATAAAATGTGGATCAATATTTTTCATCCATTAATCCTTATCGTATTGGTATGGATCGCCTGAGCTAGCCCTTCCACTTCGGTCTTACAAGTCACCTCATATACGCCGGCATTATAATAAATAGGTGAGTAAGTCATTACAAATCCATCTTGCCAGGTGCCATTACCGACCTTTATTTTAAAGCGCCTATCAAAGCAATCCTTGTTCGTAGCGCATATGGTATAGTGCACATAGACATATTGGGTACTCCCACTAGTATTGGTTGCTGAGGCGTGATGCTGGCACGATAGATAGACCGCCTGTCCTCTCCATCCTAGCCCTTGGTTTGCATGTACCTGTGCTGTGCCAGTCATGGTGGCAGCATTTACGGTTAAACTAGATAATCCGGCTAAACAGCCAATCAATATTTTTTTCTTTAGCATCTTCTTCTCTCAGTATGATTAATAATTGAATTTCATTTTCAGTTAGGCCAAACATAGCATGCTTTTCTTCTAGCCTTCTTATCTCTCTATCCTTGAACATTTGTTCTCCATTATCTTGCGCCATTGCCCTATCGATTCATCAGAAATGCGGGTTAGGCGTCCGATCTTGATGATATTAGGTGCGTTTCCTACCTTTCTTAGTTTGTAAAACATAGCCCTACTTATCCGATGCATCCTGCAAAATTCTAAGACTGTGTATAAATTATTCATATCAGTCCTCCTAGATAGCAGGTATTCTAGTAGACTTCTGTGGACAATGATACTAAAATTTTATGTTATTTTTAGGCCGGACAAGAAAAAGATGGGATGATTGTTAATAATGCGGATGTGACATTAGTAAAACCGTGGATTGAGAATTGAGACGGAATGGAGTTAGGAAATGAAATATGGAATAGGAATATTGGGATAAGTCTACCCTTTAAACGCCCTAATGACCCTCCCTATTTCTGCAGATGCTATCCCCTACACCCCAGGGGGTCTTTTAACCCCTCACACCCCTCCCCCTATCCTTAATACTCTTCGTATATCCTTCTTACTTCTTCTAGTTTGTTCTTGGTTGCATCAACTGTCATTGATAGCCTCTTGTCTGGCGCATAATCACCTTGCATCTTGTTTAGTTCTGCCATTGCTTTGATTGCTTCGCTATAGTATTCACGCTTAGGCTCCGAACCATCAGGCGGAACAATATCATTGATGATGCGCAATAAGATCTTAGCCTTATCGCCGAATGATATTGCTATCTTTGATATCACTTCTTGATCCGCCTTTGCATAAGCTCTTAATATACGCTCTTGAATGCCAGGACGATTGACAAGCTCTTTGCCCATCACTTTAGCTGAATTTAACGAATAGCCAGCATTAATGGCTGCACGATAAGCATTAAAGCCATTTTTGATGTATTCATTAGCAAATTTATATTGCATTTCGCTCAAAGGTTTGGTTCTAAGAGGGGTATGAGAGGGTAAACTACCCCCGTCCCTCTCTTCAATCTGCTTACTATTCTTGCTCATCTTGTCTTTATTCTTTCCTTTTTTCTTCCTTTCCATATATGACCTCGTCTAATTCTTGTGCGGTCTGTAAACATATGTATCCTTGCAATACAGGTCATAATGACCATGCTTTGATCTCTTCTTCTTGCCTGGTCGTCTCTTCTCTAACGGTTCATGATGATCGTATTGCCCCGCCACAACCTTTATGATCGTCTTAGGCTCGGTGATCGTCCCTACCCCATTACATGCACTACAATCCGTCTCAACGCCCCCCATCTGCGGATATCGCTTTCTCCCTCTGCATGTCGGACATACTCTAGTTTCGCTCATATCGTGATTCCTTCACTTATTATTCATTATCTTATCTATCCTGAAAATAATTAACAATACATGCTTGACATTATCTAGCAATACAAGATATTATCTATTTCGTATTAACTAATCAGCGAGATTAAAAAATGAAACAAACAATTACTAAAAGTATGTTCCGAGATGCTTTTAAAGCATGTGGTCGAGATGAGCAATTTAGTTATGAGGCGTTAGGTCAATTGTATGATTGGCTAGAAGAAAATCACACATGTGATGAATATGAATTAGATGTCATTGAATTATGTTGTGATTTTATGGAAAGTACTTTTGATGAAATTAAAAACGACTATCAAAACCGTTTTGATAAAGACACAACAAATGAACAAATCCTCGATGAATTAACCAATGAAACTATCGTAATTTGGTCTAATGATAACTGCGTTTTATTTCAACAATTCTAGAGGCTAAACAATGAGTGATTTAAAAGAACACATACAAGCCATCGCTAAAATGATTGAAAGTGGATTTGATTCAGATGGCGAATCAATTCAAGCATTTAATTATGTCGATGATACCTATGACATTAATTATCTCGTCAATGCAGATAAAAGTTATAAAGGCGCTCGATTATTAGTTGCTTTTGGTGGCCCGAATATTTGGATAGATACATTTACTCAAACAGTCGAGGGATATTGGTGGAATGAACGAGTTGATGCTCGTTACAGTAAAGACGAAATAGGTCTGGATGATATGTGCGAAGAATTTTATGGATGCTAAAAATGAATAATTTATTTATGAAACGTTTAGATTTAGCCATTGGCTTATCTCATGCCAATACAATGGATATATTAGATGAAAAAAATATTTCTCATAATTATTGGGAAGGCTATAGGGATGCGTTAATAGAAATTAAATTTAGATTAAACGAGGAATTAAAATAATGACCGGCGAAGATATAGAGTTTTTATCAAATGCCTCTATTGATTGCGGATCTTGTGGAGCGCCCATTATAGATGCTTATCAAGATCCTGACGATCAAGATAGTTTTTTATGTGAAGAATGTAATTTTAATTATAGGGAGAATAACCATGCACCCACATCATAAAACAATATTCACTAACTTAATCTGCCACAAAGGAATTATCAAAGCCATTTACCCTGATAATTGCTCCTGCAAAATAATAGCTATCTATGAGGCATTAGAATGGCTGGAACAAGAATTAAATGAATTAGAATCTTATCGCAAGGGGAAAGAATGATGAGAATGGAAATAATCACTAACCCTTATAATAAAAGCAATAAAAAATTATATTGGA